CGTGGTATACGGCCGTATACGAGCTAGTGGCATGGATGGTAAAGAGCACGGGCCCTTGGGCCCTAGCCCCCTCCGGGAGGGAGGAGGCTACCGCGGGGCGTAGCCCTTCGGCACATCGGATAGTCGGCTTGTCAATACCCTAAGTACAATGATATTTAACTATCGACCCTGCGTGTACCATAGATGATACAGTGTGTAGCATATTAGCAACAGTGTCCTGCTGCGCCATCAGGATCGACCGGGCGCACGCACGCGCATACGCGCGAGGAGCAATAACTAGGCCAGTAATACTAAGCAGATATCGTGCCACATTGAATCGTGTTACCGGGGTCATACTGATAGCGTTACTGATAACAAGAGTGGAATAGTAGGAATAGGGCTGTGGGGCGCTGAGCGGCCGTATGGGAGTGGCAAGGTCTACCCCATGTCCCGGCCTTGCCTGTCTCGGGGAGCGACTAGGATCGAGTTATGCACAGAGTTACTAACAGTACTAGATGTTGTGCATAAGTCTGGGGATAACTACTATATGTTGCATTATGCAACAGTGTCCTATGCCTGCGTTCTAGATGAGAATAGTTCTCATTAAGGTATGCAAGTGAGAATGCGGATGAGAATGAGAATGGTACGCATTACGCACGCTCGCACGTACTCCCCCGGTACTTACGAATGCTTCTCAGTAACAAAAGGTACTACGAATGCGAATGATTCGCAGTCAGGCTGACGCCCCCCGGAGGGGGCTCACGCTGGTACCATCGACGCCCGCTTCGCGGGGGGAAGGTCCACAGAGTAACTTAAGTTACCTTAAGTAATATATATATATATATATACATGGGACAGTCTTAAGTACTTAAGAACGTAAGTACTCTAGTACTTAAGTATTATTATCCTAAAAAATTATAAACACAGAGAAAAGTACTTAAGAACTTACGTTATTCTTACTATACTCCCCTACATGGCAAATAAAAAATTATTTATAGGGGAGTACTTGAGTTACAAATGCAACGTAGTTGCTTACTTACTTATTCTGTGGTATAATACACTACATGAAATCCTTTGAAGAGATAGCTAAAGAACTCAAGATCTCTAAGACGAGAGTAAGTCAACTCTACTGGAGTGGTATTACTAAACTTAAGACTTACGCTCTAGAGCATCCAGAACTTAAGGAATATCTCTCTGATACTAATAACACTCAGAGTAAAGAACTACTGAAGATACTCTACGATGACTATGGAAGAGATAAATACTGACGCAATGACTCTCCTCGATGAAGGATCTGGTATTAGTGCTGGTCCTGTGGTACCTGCTAAGAAGGGTGGTGTGGGGGTGATCACTGAGCGTAATGCTAAGGGACTCCCTGAGATCGCTAAACACAGAGCTAGGTTAGGTAACGCCTTCATCTCTCGTATGCGTGCTGACTTTCAGAAGCACGGTATTGCAGTCATCGAGAGAGTGCGTAAGGAACGTCCTGCTGCTTACTTGGAGTTGATCGCTAGACTCATGCCTCAGCAGATGGAGATAAACGTACAACACAGCTTTGTGGATGTTCTACTAGAAGCACAGAAGAGATACAATCAGGAAGATCCCTATGTGATCATAGATGCTGAGGTACTGAATCGTGACGGATGAAGTCTCTGTTCTAGTTCGTTGGAGGAAAGATCCTGTACTGTTCGTCACAGACGTATTTCAGGTAGATCCTGATTATTGGCAGAGGGAAGCTCTGAGGGCGATCAACAAGGAGGATCAGGTAGCTATCCGTTCTGGACATGGTGTGGGTAAGTCCGCACTCATGGCGTGGGTGGTGTTATGGTGGATGCTGACACACTATCCCTGTAAGATAGCGGCTACTGCTCCCACCTCCCATCAGCTACAGGACGTACTCTGGGGTGAGATCGCTAAGTGGTGGGGTAAGCTACCTCCTGCGCTGAAGGATTTACTGGCGGTCAAGAGTGACAGAGTAGAGCTAGTCTCTAACCCTATGGAGTCATTTGCTGTAGCGCGTACTGCACGTAAGGAACAGCCAGAAGCCTTCCAAGGCTTTCACTCAGAGAATATGTTGTTCCTAGTGGATGAAGCCTCTGGTGTGGAGGATGTGATATTTCAGGTAGGGCAGGGAGCCATGAGTACCAGGGGAGCCAAGACATTATTGGCGGGTAACCCAACTCGTACTCAAGGTTACTTCTTCGATGCCTTCCATGCGATGAAGAACAACTGGCATACCATCAAGGTCTCCTGCAAGGATTCTAAGATGGTTGATCCTAACTTCATCGAGTCCATGAAGAAACAATGGGGAGAGGACAGTGACATATTTAGAGTTCGCGTTCTTGGTGACTTTCCTGCTTCTGATTCCAACACTGTTATTCCCTTGGAGTTGGTGGAGGCTGCGGTTGGACGAGAAGTGGAACAGGCTATGGGAAAGGTCATTTGGGGAGTGGACGTTGCTCGATACGGGGGAGACAAAACAGCCCTCGCAAAGCGACGAAAAAACATCCTGATAGACAAGGTGAAGACTTGGCACAATAAGGATTTGATGCAGACTGTAGGGTTGATAGTACAAGAATATGAGAACACCAAGTATCAAGACAGACCTGATCATATTCTCGTTGATAGTATCGGTCTGGGTTCTGGGGTGGTGGATCGTCTTAAAGAGTTGGGATATCCTGTACGAGGTATCAACGTATCTGAGTCTCCTTCTGTCAATGACTCAAAGTTTGAACGGTTGAGAGATGAATTGTGGTGGCGGGCTAGAGAGTGGTTGGAACAGAGAGATTGTCTCATTCCAGACCAACCAGAACTCATAGGCGACTTGACTATTCCGACCTACGAAGTACGTTCTAATGGTAAGATCAAGGTAGAGTCCAAGACGGACATCAAGAAGCGTCTACCTCGATCTCCCGATATGGGAGATGCCTTCTGTCTTACGTTCGCTATGTCGGATCGTAAGTTCAGAAGTGCAATCAAGTACGACAGCAGACACATAGTGTGAGGTGAAATATGGTCGTTAAGAAACGTAAGATGACTGAAGATGAACTCGCGTCAGAGATCTATGACGACATCTCACAGTGTATTCCGCTGTCGAGTGAAGTAAGTTCAGAGCGTACTAAGGCGCTAGAGTATTACCTCGCTGAACCCTTCGGTAATGAGAAGGATGGCCGTTCACAGGTGATCACTACGGACGTAGCAGATACTGTGGAGGGTGCTCTCCCTGGCCTGATCAAACTGTTCACCTCCTCTGATGACGTTGCTCTCTTCGATCCTGTGGGACCAGAGGATGAGGAGCAGGCGAGGCAGGAGTCTGATTACATCAATCATGTATTCTACAAAGACAATGACGGTTTCTTGATCCTCTATACGTGGTTCAAGGACGCTCTCCTGAGTAAGAATGGTGTAGTTAAGTACTACTGGTGTGATGAATCAGAGGAGAAGCATGAGTCCTACGAGAGTCTGTCTCCCGAACAGGTACAGATGCTACTCGCTGACGATAACATCGAGGTGACTGGACAGGAGGTCGTCCTCGATGAAATGGGTTCTCCTCGCTTCTCTGTGAATATCACGAGGAAGGAGAGTAAGGGTAAGTTGGAGGTCATCTGTATTCCTCCTGAGAAGTTCCACGTATCTCCTGCACACAATAGTATTCTACTCTGTGATGTGCCTTTCTGTGCTCACGAGGAACAGAAGTACAAGTGGGAGTTGGAGGAGGAAGGGTACGATGCTGATAAGATTGAAGAGGCATTCGATGACTATGTGATGAGTCAGGAGGAGCAGGGACGTTTTGCAGATGTCATGCCTGTTCCCTACGACGAGGAGAAGATAACTGTCTATGAGTGTTATAAACGAGTGGATTGGGATAACGACGGTTATCCTGAGTTACGCAAGATTACTTTGGTCGGTCAAAAGACTATACTCGATAACGTAGAGATTGATTATCTACCGTTTGAGTCCATCACGCCTATCCCTATGACGCACCGTTTCGTCGGTAGGAGTTATGCAGATATCACGATGGATCTTCAGTTGATCCGTTCTACGCTTCTGCGTAATATCTTCGACAACCTGTACCTCACCAACAATATGCGTACAGGTGTGGTGGATGGTGAAGTTAATATCGACGACTTGTTGGATTCCCGCCCTGGTGGTGTGGTTCGTATGACCGCTCCTAACATGGTATTCCCCATTCAGGTAGCCCAGTTCCCTGCGGCTGCGTATCAGATGATGGAGTACTTGGACCAGATGCGAGAGAATCGTACTGGTATTACGCGCTACAATCAGGGCATGGACGCTAACGCTCTGAACAAGACGGCTACCGGCATCAACAAGATCATGGACGCAAGTCAGGAACGGTTGCTTCTGGTGGCTAAGTTGTTCGCTGACGGTCTTCGTAGGCTGTTCCTGGGGATGCACCGTTTGATCCTCCAGCACCAGGACTTTAAACGGGTGGTACGTCTACGTAATAAGTGGGTGCCTGTCGATCCCTCTGAGTGGAAGAATCGAGAGAATATGACGATCAACGTCGCTCTTGGTACTAATAACAAAGAAGATCAGGTACAGGCATTGATGCTGATCGGCCAGATTCAGAAGGAGATGATGGGGGCCGGTAAGAGTAACATGGTCGATGATACGCTACTCTACAATACTGCGAAGAAATTGGTCGAAGCGACTGGGTTTAGGCACGCTGAGTACTTCTTCAAAGATCCGGCTACTCAACCTCCACCTCAGCCGCCGCCTCCTCCGCCCGAGATCATGGTGCAGCAGATGATCGCACAGGCAGAATTGGAGAAGGCGAAGGCTCAGCAGCAGGAAGTAGCTCTTAAGGGCCAGATCGCACAGCAAGACTTCCAGATCGAGCTTAAAAAGCTGGAGTTGGAGGCTGCTAAGATCCGTCTTGAGGCTGAAAAAGCGGGCCTTAAGGGTCTTCAGGACAATAAAAAGATCGAGTACAACAAGGAAATTCAGGACAAAAAGGTGGTTCTTGAGGTGGCTAAAGCCTCCGCTGACACGGTTCAGAAGGTTGAGGACCGAAGGGAACGGTCACGTAGTGAACAGACCAAACAGAACTATGATATAATCAAGGCGACGATGGATCAAAATATGAGGCAGAACAAGAATGCTGTCGATAAGGGAAAAACTTAAAGAGTTTCAAGAGTCCGAAGCGTTTGATTTCCTACTAGAGAACCTGAGAGGGAGATATATCAAGGAGTTTGAAAGCTCCGCACTTGATGATTATGAATCTCGCGAACGTGCATTTCAGAAATTGCACGCACT